GGCGGCGGCGCCAGAGGAGCGTTCTGAACAAGGCACTCAGGTTTCCAGTGACCAGAACTGGTTTCGTCGCCTCTGGCGGCGGGGGAGCCCGGAGCCCGAACCTCAGGACGCACCAGCGACCACCGAAGTGTCTGATGCGGTCACGCTGACGCAGGAGGAGTTCGATAAGCGAGTCCAGGCTGAAGCGGATCGGCGCGAAAGCGCGCGCAACGAACGCGCCAGGTCTGATCGGCGCCGCAAGCTGCGTGATGAAAATCCGTGGCAGTACGCCGAGGAAGACCGTAACGCCGAGAACGTCGAGGCCGCCAATCAGCAGGTCGGCGATTTCTTCGCCAACGTCTCCCGCGAGCACGACAAGTACTCGCTCGACCCGATAGTCGAGGCGCTCGCCGACGCCGATCGCAAACGCATCCTGGAACTGGAAGGTGCGGGCCAGGGCCTCGAAGGACGCAAGCTGATCGTGACCGAGGGACTCAAAGCCCTCGAGAAGCAGTGGAAGGCCGACGGAGCCAGGGACGCGGAAGATCGGCTCCGCAAAAATCCCGCATTCCGCAAGCAGCTCCTCAACGAAATGCGCCGCAGCGGTGTTCGCGAACCCGAGCTCATTTCGGGAACGGCATCCTCGGTCGATCAATCGATTTCGAATCTCCTGCGCGAGCAACTGCGCAGATGACATAGAGGATTCACGTAGGTGCCCTACAACAGCGTCACCGGACGTACCACCCCAGGTGCATCCCCCCTTATTCCCGAAGACGTTCAGCGCGAGATCCGCCAGTCCATCGAGGTCAAGTCGGCGGCTATGCAGCTCATGCCGCACGTGACCATGAAGCGCGGCCAACAGCGCGTGCCGGTGCTGATGCAGCTGCCCACGGCGTACTGGCTAACGGGTGCCTCGCTGGATGCCCGCGACCGTGGCATGAAGCAGACGACCTCGCTGCAGTGGGACAACGTGTATCTGAACGCTGAAGAGATGGCCGTCATCGTGCCGATCGCCAAAACGCTCATGGACGACCTGGACTACGACTTCTGGGCGCAGGTCAAGCCCAAGATCACCGAGGCGTTTGCGGTTGCCCTGGACGACGCGATTTTCTTCGGCACCAACGCGCCGTCGACCTTCCCGACGGCCATCGTCGCGGGGGCCAACGCGGCTGGCAACCTGGTCCTGGCCGGCGCCTCGACGGTCGACTACCTCGACGACATCAACAACGCCATGGCCACCGTCGAGGCCGACGGTTTCGACGTGACCGGCTTCTGGGCCAGGCGCCAGGTCAAGGCCAAGCTGCGCGGTTTGCGCGACACGACCAAGGGCCTGCTTCTGTACGGCGACGACGTGGGGCCCCAGGAATCGCCCAACGTCGGTTCGTTGTACGGCGAGCCGATCTACTTCTCGAACGCCGGCTTTTCGAGCTTCGCCACGGGTGCCAGCGGCTACTCGATGATCATGGGTCAGTGGGATCAATCCATGCTCGCCATCCGCGAGGACATCAGCATGGACATGTTCGACACGGGCGTGATCACCGATGCGGGCAGTCCGCCCGTCATCCAGTTCAACCTGCTCCAGCAGGACATGGTGGCGCTCAGGGTGATCGCCCGCTACGCCTGGGCCGTGCCCAACCCGGTCAATCGCCAACAGCCGACCACGGCCTCGCGCTATCCCTTCGCGGTGGTGCAACAGAAGGCGAGCACCGGCGGCGAGGGCTGACGTGTCCAACGTCATCTTCGTCGCTGGCCCCGTCCAGGACTCGGTGTCGCCGACCACGTACTACGGCGCAGGCAATCAGGTGGCCCTGACGGACGAGAACTTCGTCAGGGCGCTCATCCTGTCGGGCAGAGCGGCGTACCTGGGCGCCACCGTGCGCAACCAGTACGTGGCGCCGATCGCCACGACCACGGCGACGGTCAACTGGATCGTCGACCAGGCCTGCACCGGCATGGTCGTCAACTACGGCACGACCACGGCGTACGGCTCCAACCAGAACGCTACGCCCGCTTCGGGCAGCGGCGCGATCGTCGCCAGCTTGACCGGCCTGACGACCGGCACGCTGTACCACTACCGCATCTCGGTGACGGTTGGCGGCTACACCACGCTCACGCCAGACGCCACGTTCAGGACGGCATAGGAGGCGACATGCCTGGAGGCCGAGCGTACAAGAAGCCCGTTAGCCAGGCTCAAGCCAGGCTCTTCGGGGCCGCCGCCGGTGGTGCGATACCCGGCTTCAGCCCCGCCGAGGCCAAAAAGAAGCTCGAAGGGGTGGATACCTCGAAGCTTCCCAAGAGCAAATCCAAGGGAGGCAAGAAGTAAGCCATGCCCAAGGTCAGAGCACTCGTCCCGCTAGAGGACGCGGAAGGGCCGATCGCCATGGACCAGGTCGTCGACGTGAGCGACGAGCAGGCCGCCGAGTGGCGTGCCGCTGGCAAGGTCAGCCTGGTCGACGACGAGGAGCGCAACGCCAAGGCAGCCGCCGCGGGGAACTACGGCGCGGTGACCGGTCGCGACGACGTCGCCACGCCGCAGCCCAAGAACGCCTCGAGCGGTGGACCACAGGACCAGGACGCACCGAAGAAAGGCAAGAAGGTATGAGCCGCTGTCGCTTCCTGGGCGCCGCGTACGACCCGCGTCCAGGCAAGGAGGGCACGGTCTACGGGCCGGGCCACGAGACGGACTTCGACGAAACCGATTACGAGTACGTCCTGGCGCTACGCATGCGCGGCCTGGTGGAGATCATCGATCCAACCGGGCTGCCAACAGCCGCCGCCGAGGGCATAGTCCAGGAGCCGTTCGTCGCACCAGCGGCATGAGCACCACCCTCGCTGACATCGAGCGCACTACGGCGCGCCGCGTCGGGCCGTACTACTACGGCATCCTGGATCGGCAGCTGCCCAGCACCGCGACGTTCGACACGGTGCTCGTGCCGATGCTGCGCACGACCATCGACCAGGACATCGTCCAGAACCTGTGGCTGCTGCGTCGCGGCCTGGACTACCAGGGCAACGCCGTCACGCTGGATCCCTTCGATCGACAGCGCCAGGTGGCGACGGTCGACCCATTGCGGGGTGCCGTCACCGTCGACCGCCCCTGGTCGGTGACGCCGCAGGCTGGCGAGGTGGTGGAGTTTCACCACCTCGATCCACAGAACGAACTCCGCGAGGTGGTCCGCGCGGGGCTGCGGCGGTGCCAGTTTGAGGACCGCTACAACCTCGGCCAGGGCTATTTCTACGAGGCCGACCTGACTTCAGCGCTGCCCTGGCTGGATGACCTGAACATGGTTCAAAACCTTCAGGTCGGGCCGTATCCAGGCAATGGTTTCGGTGGTGGTCCGTGCGACATCCCGTACACCGTCTTCGGCGAATGCGGCCACGTGTGGGTGCGTGTCGAGGGCAGTTACGGTGGCCCGTACTACGGTGGCTTGCTGGTGACGGTGCGGCGTCCCCACTTCAGCTGGGTCAACGGCACTGACATGATCAGCGGACCGACGCAGGACACCGACACGCTCAACGTGGACATCGATTACGCGGCTGCGGCGGCGCACATCGAGGCCTGGCACATGCTGCCGGCCAAGCTCCAGGCAGCTGCCGCCGGCAATACGCAAGCAACGCGCGACCAGGCTGCACAGGAATTCACGCGGCAATCGTTCGTGCATCGCCTGCCCAGCCACCGAAAGGTCGCCTTCAGTTCGTTCTTTGGCCTTGGCGGTGGTCGATCAGTGGTGGTCAACGCCTGATGCATCCCTCGGATGGACGCCCGCCGCTCGTCCTGGATCCAGGGCATTCCGAACCTCGGCCGCCGCTGGATCTTGAGCATTCGGCAAGTCGTCCGCCTGTTGATCCTGGGCATCCATCCGACACTCGGCCGCCGCTGGTCCTGGAAGCCGAGAGTTGCGATAGCCATAACTCGCTGATCGGACCACCTGGACCACCCGGTCCGCCGGGACCAGCGGGTCCACAAGGGCCGCAGGGGCCGCCTGGCTCAGGCGGCGGGGCGACTGAGGTGTACATCGATCCCGAGGCCCCGTCACCCCGCGCCGAATACGTCCTCTGGGTCGATACCGACGCCTCCAGTCCGCCGCCCAGTGGTGGGGGCGGCGGCGACCTGAACTACGTGTACACGCAGGGTTCGCCGTCGGCGACGTGGACGGTGGCGCACGCGCTGGGTAAGTACCCGTCTGTCGATGTGGTGGACACGGGTGGGTCCACGATCGTGCCGGATGTCCACTACGACAGCCTGTCTCAGGTCACCCTGTCGTTTGGTTCAGCGACCTCCGGAAAGGCGTACATGAACTGATGCCGACGCTTGGCAACGCGCTCGATTTCTCGAAGTATGAAGCCCGCAACCTGCGCCAGCATCAACTCGGTACGGCGCCCTCCAGTCCCGTCACCGGGCAGGAGTACTACAACACCGCCGATAACACGCTGTACTTCTGGGACGGCAGCCAGTGGGTGTCCGAGCGGGGCGGCGCCTCGGCCACGCCACCTGCGACCACTTCCAGCCTGGGCACCGTCCAGCTAGCTGGCGACCTGGCCGGCACGGCCACCAGCCCGCAGATCGCCACGGGCGTGATCGTCGACGCGGACGTGGCCGCAGCCAACAAAGACGGGGCTGTCGGGACGCCCAGCCTGCGGACCATCGGCACGGGCGCCCAGCAAGCCATGGCCGGCAACACCCGCCTGGACACTATCGCGGCACCCACCGGTCCCGTCAGCCTGAACAACCAGCGCATCACCAGCCTGACCGACCCGAGCGGTGCCCAGGACGCGGCGACCAAGAACTACGTCGACCTGACCGCTCAGGGCCTGGACGCCAAGGCCTCGGTCAGGGCCATCGCGACAACCAACATCACCCTGTCGGGCACCCAGACCATCGACGGCGTCGCCCTGGTGGCCAACGACCGCTGCCTGGTCGCCGGCCAAACCACCCAGTCGGCCAACGGTATCTATTCGGTGCAGTCGGGCGCCTGGACGCGTACCACCGACGCCGATACGTGGACCGAGCTGGTGTCGGCCTTTGTGTTCGTCGAGTCGGGCACCGCCAACGCTGATTCGGGCTGGGTGTGCACCGTCGATCCGGGTGGCACGCTGGGCACAACCAACGTCACCTGGACCCAGTTCAGCGGCGCGGGCCAGATCACCGCTGGTGCGGGCCTGACCAAGACCGGCAACAGCCTGGATGTGGGCGCGGGCGCGGGCATCACCGTCAACGCCGACAGCATCCAGATCACCACGGGCGGCGTCACTCAGGCCATGCTCGCCTACCAGGCGGCGGGCTACTACTCGACGGCCACCCATGGCGCGGGCGCCACGATCACCATCACCCAAGCCACGCACGGGCTGCGTGCCAGTCGCGGCCTGATCGTTCAGGCCCAGATCGACGCCACGGGCGCGGTGGTGCTGCCCGATATCACGGTCGCGGCCAACGGCGACGTGACGGTTACCTTCGGTGCCTCCCAGACGGCCAACACCATCAGGGTGACCATCATCGGCTGATGCCCGACGTTCTCGGCACCCTCAAGCCGCCGCGCTTGACGAGCGCTCCCTCGTCGCCGGTTCAGGGGCAACTCTACTTCGACACGTCGACGAACAACCTGTACTGGTGGAATGGCAGTGCCTGGGTGGGCACCAGTACCGAGGTCTACGTCGGCAGCACCTCGCCCGCGCCGCGCGTCGGCCAGGTCCTGTGGGTGGATACCTCGGCCTGATGCCGGTTCTGCGTTTCTGGAATGGCACCGCCTGGGCCGATCTGGCCGCAGGCCTGGGCGTGCCACCTGGCGGCACCACCGGCCAGGTGCTGTCGAAGAAGTCCACGACGGACTACGACACCCAGTGGGCCACCCCGTCGGCAGGCGGCACCAACGTGCTGCAGGTGTACGAGGCCAACGCCGTCACGGGGGCGACGGTCACCTTGCCAGTCACGCCCACCAGCGTGACCACCGTCAGCCTGAACGGCCAACTGCTGCAGCAGACGCGCGACTGGACGATCAGTGGTTCGGTCATCACTTTCACCACGGCGCTGACGGCTGACGACGTGCACGTGGAGTACCTGACCGGTCCGTACACCGGCTCGAATGCCGATCAGGTGGACGGCATCGACGCGGTGCCCGCCAGCGCACCGGCGGCGGGCAAGCTGGTGGCCACCGACAGCTACGCCAAGCTGCCGCCATCGATCCTGACGCCGATGGCCAATCTGCTGACCAACGGCGGCTTCGAGAACTGGCAGAGGGGGAACGGACCGTTCACGACTAATGTCTGGACATCTGATCGCTGGGGCATCGCCCTGGCGGGCACTGACACGCTCAGCCTGTCCAGGGTAGCCGGGGCAGCAGGCATTGCCAGCTATTGGGCGGCCGGCGTGACATTCACGCTGGGCACGGGCGGCGGGGCAACGGCGGTGTACCAGCAAATTAGCAGATCGGCCGACAACGCCAACCTGCAAGGCAAGACGATCAGTTTTTCGATCTGGGTCAACAGCGCTACCAATGGCGCGGTGCGCGCGTACATCAATACCACCGGGACCGGCGGCGTGCAGACCTCCAGCACGACGAGCGTGGTAGGCACACAGGTGCTGACGGTGACCGCGCCCGTTCCGAATGACATGGTCACTGGCAACGTGGGCGTCCAGTTTCTGGCCTCGGCGACGGTCTATCTTGACAACGCCATGCTGGTGATCGGTCCGGAGCCGGTGGACTACCTGCCCATGCACCCGGCTGATGACCTGGCGAGATGTCTGCGCTACTACGAGATTGTTGCGAGCGGCACGGGGCCAGCGACGGTCGGCCAGGCGCAGAGTACGACGCAGGCGCAGATGATTCTGGTGTTTAGCCAGAAGGCCGTCGCTGCGACGCTCACCATCAGCGCCAATTCGGATTTTCAGTTGCTGAGCGCGGCTGGCGGGGCGCTGTTGTGTACGGGCTTCGCTCTGCAAAACACCACCGTCAATCGGATGCAGGTGCTGGCGTCGGTGGCCTCCGGGCTGGTGGCAGGTAACGCCACCTACATGGGTGGTATCAACGCCAATTCGAAGATGATGCTGGAGGCCAATCCCTGATGCCCGTGCCGCTGCTCGACAACCGGCAACTGGGGACCGACACCGCGCGCCAGAACCTGCTCACCAACGGCGGCTTCTACGTCGCCCAACGTGGCACCGGCCCGTTCACTGCCAATAATCAGTGGCCGGCTGACCGCTGGCAGATCACCCTGGTCGGCTCCTCCACCATGTCGGTGAGTAATACGGGCGTTTTTGCTGGTCCTGGGGGAACGACAGTCAGCGGCGTCCTTGGCTCCTTCACCTATGCTGCCGGTGGAAGCTCGTACTGTTCGCAGGCGCTCAAGGTGGGGGATTTTGGCGGGCATACGCTGCGTGGGCGCTCCTTCGCGGCGTCGGTCAGGGTCTTCGCCAACGCCGCGAATGCGGTGCGCCTGCGGCTGTACATGGACGGCACCGGCGGCGTGATCGCCTGGTCGCCGTACCACACGGGCGACAACACCTGGCAGACGCT